CCGTACTGCTTCGCAAGGTTCTGAATATGCGCCATGTCGGCGGCTCGCTTCTCCATCTCGGAGCGGAAGTCGAGGCCGCGCTGGCCGTAGAGCTCAGACATGGACATCAGGCCCATCTCGATGTCGGCCCGGTCATTCGCGGCTTCACGGCCAGCGTCGACGGTGACGGACTTCGGGGTAGTCCAGGAGGCAGACCACCAGCGGGGGTCGTCAGGGATCTCGCCGCGGGCGATACCGTCTGCGATGATGTATTCCCAGGTCGGCTGACAGAAGGCCTCCACAATGACATTCTGATATTTTCCGAAGACCCGTGCGCTCTTCGCGGTGACCAGGCGAACCCCGGCTCCGCCGGCGGCGGTCACGTCCTTGACGAACTCGTACGGGAGGACGGAGCAAATATCTTTTTCGAGCGCCGCAAGGAATCCGACGAAGGTGCTGTTCGGTCGCTTGCTCTCAAAGCTTTCAAAGCGGTCTGAGCTCTCGAGCACGACGGCCTTGCCGCCCATCTGGCTTGCGATGATCTCAGCGGAGTTATGGTTCGACGAGATCTCGGAGGCCGCGTCGTCGTCGAGGAAGCCAGAGCCCTTGAAGATGACCCTCGTGACGTCGCCATTGTCCTTAACGGCCCTGCGTTCTAGCTCGAGGATCTCCTTCACATCCTGGACTCCGTTGAGCGAGGACTGAAGCACCGGCACACCGCGGGAGCCCGAGGCCGTCTCCATGTCCATGACATGCATGACGGACTGAGCCTCGACCTTCTTCGACGAGCCGTCGGCCTTGTAGACGTTGTAATAGGTCGGCTCGTTATACTTGCCGAAGCCGATGCCGTCCCAGCAATCATCAGGGGTATCTGCGTCGGTAGGGTCGCCCACGCGGTGGGCCTCGATGGTCTGGATCTGGGCGCGGTCACCGTTGACGACCTTGATGGCGAAGGCATCTCCGTCGCGGATAAGGGCGCGAATCAGGATGGCCTGACACTGATAAAAGGACTTGCCGGAGACGTCGATGCGCTTGGACTGGCGGGCGAAGTACTCCTCGTAAAGGCGGGATGTCTCGGGGTTGTCGGTGTGCGACTGCGGCTTGATGCCGTCGCCGACGACGTAGATGCAGAGGTCGTTCAGGATCTGGCGGAACAGCGCGGACTCGCGCTCGGCCCAGCGGCATTTCTTGACCATCTCGTTGCGATCCCAGGGCGAGAGGTCGCGGCGCATGTCGTCCGGCTGCGGAGCGTAGATGACGCGGCGGGCGTAGGTCTGGACGGTCGAGCCCCACTGGTTCCCGCTGTACTGATTGTTGAACGTGGCCCCACTCGACGCGGCCTGAGGCGCGGTCGTCGGCTTCTTCCTCGCGGAAGACTTGGCGGGCTTCTGGTCTTTCTTGCGGGGGGCCATAGATTATTCGTAACGGTTATCCCATCGGGTGTAAACCATCGTCGAGCGTCGACCATACTTGCCCGGGTCGAGGCGTGATAGGCCGAACATCGCCTCGTTCAAGACCTCCTTGGGCGTCATGCCTGGGAAGGCCTTGGTCGCGGAAGAGCCGGAGTCAGAGTAAGACATGAGGGTCTTTCCGTCCATGATGAGCTGAAGGGCCTTCGCCTTGAGGTCGAGAAGCTCGCATTCCGTCAGGCCGATGAAGATACCTTGTGCCATTTAATCTTGCGGTAATTGGCAACGGAGGGGGCGGCGACGCCCATATCCACGCCACGAGCTCTTCTTCCCGCAACTATCGGCGCCGCCGCTTAGGTGAAGTGTCCCCGAGTTCACGCGGAAGGCAAGTCGGTTTCGGTTGTTTCCTTCCCGACGATGCCCCAACGGACGGCGGCCAGGAGGCCGAGAAGTTCGCAGTCGAAAGCATGGTTATCCTTCTTGCCCTGAGGGAGCAGCCACTGGGGCTTCCCGGTGCGCCTATCCTTCACGCGGACTTCGGCGTTCATCTGGTCGACGTAGTCCTGACCAGCGTCGAGGGAATAGGTGAATACTTTCCGAGAGCGTAGGCCGTGCAGGAGGTCTTTGCCGGCGAGGTTCGACCAGACGATCAGGACGGCCCGCGCCTGAAGACCGGGCACCATGATGGCCTGTTTATCGGAGTAGAATCGGCGGGTGGTCTTACCGTCCTTAGTCGTGACCGAGAAGTCTTCGTTGCCCGACCCCTTCGCACACTTCCAGCCGCGGGCCGCGGTCTGCCGATATACGTCCGTAGCCTGGTCACCCGAGTCGACCATGACCATGGCCTGATGCACGCCGTGCTTTTTGACGAAGGCCTCGAGGTCGTTCCATGTGTCAATCTTCGCGAAGGCCTTGAGCCGGCTATGCCCGGTGCGACTCCACCGGCGGATGGCACAATAAAAGAAACCTCGCTGCACGTCGATGCCGGCCGTCCGAAAAGGAAAGGAGCCTTCGGGTGCTCCCTCGCGGTCGACGACCCTGCCCTTCGGCGTGATGACTGACTCGCCTTCCCAGTCGTCGGTCATGTTGTAGTTGGCGGCCTGGGCGATGTTCACGATCTCCCCGCCCTCTTCGGCCCAGCTAAGAGCCAGACGCTTCTGCTTGAATTGGCGACGACCGTCCTCGTCTCCGTAGATGTCCGCGGCCTCCTTCGCCTTGATCATCATCACGGCCAGCTCGCCCCAGCTCATCGTCGCAAGGCTGTTCCAGTGAAGCCCGATGTGCCCGGAGTTAGCGGCCGATGCCGTCGCGACAAAGGCGCCGCGTCGGTTCGCCTCGAGGCGCGTGGCGTTGTTGTCGGGCAGTCGCTCCTGACAGCCGGCGCATTCGTAAGTCGTGCCGGTGCTGACCTTCTGCAAATCCCATGTTCCTGTCTGCTTTGCCTCGTCCGGGAACCTGACCTGTTCCCATACCCAGGGCTGGAGCGTGTCGCATCGGACACACCGAAAGTTCCAGTCACGTTGATCGGTGGACTCGTGCAGCTGATGGAACTCCTGACCAGCCCTTCCGCCCTGGGACATGAAGATGCGTTTGCCCATCCAGCCGAACGCCGTCACGCGCGCGCTCAGTTCGGCCAAGTGTCCGGGCGGCGCCATCCAGCACTCGTCGGCGATGGTATAACGCAGGGACAGGCGCTGAAGGTTGGACTCGTTCCACAGGCCGCGACAGTAAAGCGTCATGCGGTCGAAGTCCGTCGTCGTCGAGCGATCCATGTCGTCGACCGAGATGCGGGCCTTCACCGGCGGGCAGTTGTTCCAGACTGGCCGCATGTAGCGTAGGGCGAAGTCCTTTGATTCGGCATCCGTGCTTTGGAATACCGCGGTCGGGCCTGGGGCGTTCGCGATGATGTGACAGGTGAATAGGCGGGCGAAGAGGGACTTGCCGGACTGGATGCTCGCGAGCACGGTGAGCATCCGCGTCTCGGGGTCGGCGGCGATGCGCAAGGCCTCGGCGATCCACGGCGTCCGCTCCGAGCGGAACGGCCCGGGCATCGGCGAGTCGGGAATGGCGAGCACGTTCTCCTCGAGCCACTCGACGACGTCGCCGGAGTCGGACGGCTTGAGCACGTCACGGCCTACGCGGAGGAGGTCAGTCTTGTTCATCGTTCGCGGAGAGGTCGGCCTTCGTCTTGCGTACCCAAGTCTCGAGCGCCTTCACGGCCTTAGCCGGGTTCTCGGGGTTGCATCCTTCGGCCACGTCGAGGGCCAGCTTGTCGAGGCGGTTGACGACCTCGCCCATCAGCTGACGCATGGCCTCAGTCGCCTCCTTCGCGGCGATGTACTCCTTCGCCAGGATGAGCCGGCGCTCTTGCTCCTCCTCGAGGGCGACGAGGGTCTTAAGGCTCTGGTTGTATGCGGTCTGGTACTTGCCCTGGTTAGGATCTCCGCCCTCCATCGACGCAAGCCACACGCCGCGGGCCCGACCGACGAGCGCCCGGTGCTCCGCGATCGTGTCGGAGAGCGTGCCGTCGTCGAGCTGCGCCGGCGCGGCCTTCGGCGCCTTCGCCTTGCGCTGCTCCTCGCGTTGAGCCCGCCATGCCAGGGCGGCTTCGATGCTGTCGGTGGGAAGGCCTTCGCGTTTGAGCACGCTCACGCGCTGCGGCGTGATGTTCAAGGCCGTGCCGATCTCGAGGTTGCTTAGTTTACGCGTCATGGCCGAGTGCTGGAGTTCCCCCGTTTGCTGTTTTGGTCAAAACCTTCGTTTCCCCTCGTAAAAAAGAGGGGCAGGTGTCGTCCAACGCGGCGGAATAAGGCCCAAAAGAGATTCCTTAGGGGGGTTGGCGGACGTGCCGACGCGGATACGATTGAACGCTTTCATATGTAAACGAGGGTCAATCATATGTTATGAGCGTATATGAGGGGAGGTAAACGTCACGCGCATCTTATCCCGCTTGGAGTTGCAGTGAGGGAACAAGCCGTGGGCGTCGGAGTTTACGGCCAACTGGATTGCCCGGGCACGCTTGCGCATGGCCTCATGCGACTTGCCATACATCCGAGCGATCATGCGAGACGACATACAGCCAGGAAGACTGAGCGCCCATCGGATGAGCTCGACGTGCCGGCGGAACGCGAAGGAGTCCGACATGGCCAGGGCGTCGATGAAGGCCTTAAGCATCACGGCCACGAGATCGCGGGAGATGAACGCATCGACCTCGACGTGCTCATCGTTGCCGGTGTTCATCCAGGCGGTGTGCTCGTCCTTCACCTTGAAGACGTGCCGAGACTGCACCATCTCGCGGTAAGGCAGCACGCCGGAGTTGCGCATCTTCTCTTGCACCTTCTTCGGCTGAGAGAAGAACCATGCGTCGAAAGACCGTGCCTCTTCCGCCGGAGCGGTCAGGTCATTCAGTCGGGCCTTGGTCATTCATCTCGGACGGTGCTGAAGGTTTTGACGGGGGCAACGTGCAAAGGTTGTGCCAGGTGTTAGTCCTCGGGACGTAATCGATGAGGCCGAGGAGGCGGAGCCGGCGGATCAGGGAGTCTCGTCTCATGCGGCGCTTCTTTCCCTTGCGGTGATATGGAAGGCCTAGGAGGTATGCTTCGAGCTGCGCGGGGGTCAGGGTTGCCGGCCAAGTCCTGACGGTGTCGAGGAGGTAGGTGTTTACGTCCTGGCGGACTTCGGTCGCCCTGACGGTG